AGGTGCTGGCCCAGGTGGACGACCTGCTGCCCAACAGCTATCCCGGGGAACAGAAGCGCCGGTGGCTGCGGCAGGCGGAGGGCTTCGTGCTGGAGGAGGTGGTCCGCGCCCACGAGGGCGGGGAGGCGGCAGAGCTTCCCGACGAGCTGGCGGACGCGGCGCCGCTGCTGGCACCGGCACCCTATGACGGCCTGTACCGCCACTATGTGGAGGCGCAGATCCACTATGCCAACGGGGAGCTGGAGCGGTATAACAACGCCATGGCTCTGTGGAACAACGGGCTGATGACCCTGCGGGACTATTGGTGCAGGGAGCATCTGCCCCGGCGGCAGGTCCAGGCCCTGCGCCTGTGCTGAAGGAGGGAGGAGCATGTATTTTCCGCAGCTGAGCATCCCACGGCAGAGCCGGGTGACGGTGAATCGGTTCCCGGGACTGGACCGGCGGCCCAGAGGGCAGGAGGGCAGCTTCCGGGAGATGGAGAACCTGTGCGCCGACGGGTATCCTACCCTGACGGTGCGCTGCCCCCGGGGGATAGCGGGAAGCGTCACCGCCCCCGGGGGCCTGACCGCCAAGGACGGACTTATCTGGGTGGACGGGCACACCCTGTATATAAACGGCAGCGCGGCGGGGCTGGTGCTGTCGGAGGGGAAGAAGCAACTGGTCAGCATGGGTGCGTGGCTGCTGATCTGGCCGGACAAGCTGTACATCAACACCAAGGACCTGACGGATTTCGGCAGCCTGGAAAATAAGCGCGTCACCGAGGGGGAGGTATCCTTCACCCTGTGTCGGCCCGACGGCACCGCGTACAGCGGGTATCTGGCGGCGGACACCGCCCCGGAGGAGCCGGAGAGCGGCAGCCTGTGGCTGGACACCGGCGGGGAGGAAACGGCCCTGCGGCAGTATGGCCAGGACGGCTGGACGGAGGTGGACGACGTGTGCGTGGGGCTTCACGCCGCCGGGATCGGCGTGGGCTTCCGGGCCGGGGACGGCGTATCCGTCAGCGGATGCCGGGAGGAGGCGCTGAACGGCAGCTTCCAGCTGCGGGCCGCAGAGGAGGACTGCCTGGTGGTGACGGCGCTGCCCGGCGGGCTGTCGTCCCAGACGGAGCCGGTGACGGTGGAGCGGTCCGTGCCGGACATGGACTATGTGGTGGAAAGCGGCAACCGGCTGTGGGGGTGCAAATACGGCATCGTGGACGGCCAGGCGGTGAACGCCGTCTATGCCAGCAAGCTGGGGGACTTCAAAAACTGGAACTGCTTCGCGGGACTGTCCACCGACAGCTACGCGGCCTCCCGGGGCTCCGACGGGAAGTTCACCGGGGCGGCGGACTATCTGGGAAGTCCGCTGTTTTTCAAGGAAAACTGCGTGGAGCGGGTGTATCCCAGCGCCAACGGGGCCCATCAGATCGTGACGGTGCAGTGCCCGGGGGTGAAGGACGGCAGCGGCGGCAGTTTGCAGGTGGTGGACGGGAAGCTGTACTACCACAGCCAGGGCGGCGTGTGCGTGTTCGATGGCAGTATGCCGGTGAACGTGTCCCAGGCCCTGGGGGAGGCGCGGTATCATGACGCCGTGGCCGGGGCGGCGGAGGGGTGCTACTATCTCTCCGCCGCCGACGAGGCGGGGGCGTGGCACCTGCTGGTGCTGGACACCCGGCAGGGCCTTTGGTACCGGGAGGACGGCGTGGAGGCCCTGGGCTTTGCTCCCTGGGGCGGCGACCTGTACTGCCTGACGGCAGAGGGGCAGCTGCTGGCCATGAAGGGCGCAGGGGAGACCCATGAGGGTCCGGTGCAATGGATGGCGGAAACCGGGGAGCTGGGGCTGGACGCGGCGGAAAGCCGGTATCTGGTGCGGCTGTCGCTGCGGCTTCTGCCGGAGGCGGGCAGCACCGTCCGGGCCTGGCTCAGCTATGACGAGGGCGGCAGCTGGCAGCCTACCGGAAGCCTGGAGGGCGCGGGGCGGGTGCAGGCGTGTACCCTGCATATACGGCCCAGGCGGTGCCGCCAGCTGCGGCTGCGGCTGACCGGCCGGGGCGGGTGCAGGATCTACAGCCTGTCGGTGGTGTATGAGAAGGGAAGTGACGGCCCATGACCCTGACCATGCCTCCCGCCCCCAGCGGCAGTCCCCAGCAGATGGCCATGGCGCAGTATGCGTATCTGTTCCAGATGGCCCAGCAGCTGAACCTGGCCCTGGGGCAGCTGGAAACCGGCGGAGCCGGGACTTCCTCCTCCGGCGGCGGAACGGCCGGCGGAGGAGGGACCGGAAAGGACAGCCGGGGCTATCAGGAGCTGAAGTCCATGATCGTGAAAACCGCGGGGCTTGTGAAACGGCAGATGGACCAGCTGTCCGCCCGGCTGGAGGGCGAATATGTGGCGGTGTCGGATTTCGGGACCTATGTGGAGCGGCTGAGCGCCTATCTGGAGGCAAATCCGGAGGCGCTGACCCAGTATTACAGCTTCTGCTCGGACCTGCAGGCCAATATGGAGGCCGTAAGCGCCGCCTTCGGCCAGTACAGGACGGAGACGGAGGGCTATATCCGCACCGGCATCGTGGGCTATGACGGGGCCGTGCCTGTATACGGCGTGGCCGTGGGCCAGGGGCTGACGGTGACGGACGTGGACGGGGAGACGGTGGTGGACCAGAACAACTTCCGGGCCACCTTCACCGCCCAGCGGCTGTCCTTCTGGCAGGACGCCAACGAGGTGGCGTATGTGTCCAACAACCGGCTGTACATCACCAACATCACGGTACTGGAGGGGGTGACCCTGGGCAAGTGGCAGATCACCACGGCTTCGGGGCTGGCCTTCCGGTGGATCGGAGGGTAAGATGGCGAGTATTTACGGGGCGGTGTCCGCCACCGGGTGGCGGCTGAGGCTGGATTATACCGTAAGCCAGGACGCGGCGGAAAACCGGTCTACCCTGGCCCTGGCGCTGTATATCTACGACGGGACGGGGGAGTCGTACAACCAGGCGGCCAACAGCTGCCGGTATGTTTTGCAGGGGAAAACCGTGTATCACCCGTACCGGTACGAGAAGAAGGGCTGGTACCAGCTGGGGAGCGGGTCGGTGACGGTGGATCACCGGGCGGACGGCAGCGGCAGCGCGGCCCTGTCCGCAGCGTGGTACAGCGGGTTTACCTCCCAATGGACGCCGGCGTCGCTGTCGGTAGCCCAAACCGTGGCGCTGCCGGTGATCCCACGGGCCTCCGGACTCCAGGCCGGGGACATGACCCTGGGGCAGAGCGGAACCATTACCGTGCAGCGGGCGGATGCGGGCTTTACCCACAAGATCGACTACCAGATAGGCAGTACCCATGGCGCGGTGTGCGGGAAAACCGGGGAGACAAGGGTGACATGGATGCCGCCCCTGTCCTTGGCGGAGGAAATCACCGATGCGGTGGCCGGGGACTGTGTGCTGACGGCCACCACCTATTCCGGCAGCAGCGTGGTGGGGACCAGCTCCTGCACAATAAAGCTGTATGTGCCGGAGGAGGTGAAGCCCACCGCCAGTCTGGCGGCCCAGGTGGTGAATGACAACGCCGTCATTGCCGGGTGGGGTGTGTGCGTCCGGGGATACAGCCGCCTGGGGTTCCAGGTGACGGCGGCAGGCGTCCGGGGCAGCAGCGTCCGGTCCTGCCGGGTGCAGTTTGCCGGGCAGACCGTGGAGGCCCTGACCGGCGAGACGGGGATCATCCGGC